AAGAAGGCGCTGCTGAAAACAATGAGTTCATTGGTGGTAAGTCTGCCCTTCTGACCTACACCCCAAGCACTGCTGGTCTGATGACCCCTGCTGCTGGTCTTACCTTCGCATGGAACTCTGTACCGGGTGTAAACAACCTTGGCATCACTGTTGAGTCCTTCTCTGACGACGCTCTTAAGCGTCAGCAGATCGCTGAGATGATTCAGGTGAAGATGTCCTACGACATGAAGGTGACTGCTCCAGAACTGGGCTTCTTCTTCAAGACTATCGTAGCATAAGGGGCTAGAGTATGACACCCGACTACTCTAAGCTACCTTTCCAACTTGACTGGGTTCACACCGTAAAGCGTCCGTTTAGCTCTGCGGGAACCCAGTGGGAGACCGGAGACTTCTTCGACTGGAAACAGCGAAGCATCTCTTGGGAAAACGTATTGACGTTGTTTAATCAGGGCTTTCTTCGGCAAGAGCCTCCCTCAGAGAAACCTGAAAGGGTTGCTGTCGGAGACGGCCTTGATGAACTAGACCAAGATGAACTTTCGGCTATCGTAAAGGGCATCAACGCTAAGGTCAAGCAGTTTACGAAGACCGAGCGTGAATACAACATGAAGAAGTGTAAGGCTTCTACGGTCACGAAGAAACAACGTGGTCATATCCGTACATGGCGTAACAGCCCTTGGGCTGATTGGGAGCAAGCATAATGACGTTCACCTACGACTCTTCTGCTATAGATACGACCACCTCTGCTGGTCGTCGTAATGCTGTACGTTTCCTCGTAGGTGATACCGACTCCACCGACGCACAGGTACAAGATGATGAAATTGCTTTTGCTCTTACTGAGTCCAGTGACAATGTTTATGAGGCTGGTGCTTATTGCTGCCGAGCTATTGCAGCTAAGTATAGCCGCCGTGTTGACACTGAGCTTGATGGCGCTCTTAGTGCTAGTTACTCTGATCTTCACGCCCATTATTTGGCCCTTGCGGAAAATCTTGAATCTGAGTCCAAGAAACAATCAGGTCTCGGTGTCAAAGCTGGGGGCCTCAGTAAGGCAGCTATCTCTGTGGTAAGAGAGGACACTGATCGTGTTACCCCATCTTTCCGCAGGGATCGTTTCCGCAACCCACCAAACTATGATGGTTCTGCGGATTACGAGTGAGGAATAGTCCATGTCGTTTAATGCTAGAGACCTTTTAAAGCTGGTCCAAGACTTTGGCGAAACTCTTACCCTCCGCAAGGTCACCACTGATGGAACCTACGATGCTGCCACTGGTACTTTGAGCGGCAGTGCGACAACGGACTATTCCTTTACCGGATACTTCTATAACCTAGCAGAGGGTACATCTGACCTCACCAAGACTAGGAAGGGCAGTCGGGCTTGTGTCATCCCCGCTAAAGGTCTTACGGTTGTCCCTGACGACCAAGACCAGATTACAGGGCATGGTGACACGGTTAATATTACCACCGTGAGAACCATCTTTAGTGGTGGTCAGCCCGTCTGTTACCTCTGTGAGGTGTTTGAATAATGGCAGTCCCTAAGATAAAGGTCTCCCCTGCTCTTAAGAAGAAGCTGGCAGAGATCGACCAGATGGTTGAAGACGCTGTAGAGCGCAAGATGACTGACGTGGCTAGGACTGTTGTTCTGGCCTCTCCTGTAGATACAGGTGCATTCGTCAACTCTTGGTCCTTCAAGGACAACCTTGGTGGAGGCCGTAGTAAGTCCTCTCTGGGTAAGCCTACAGGCCGAGATAAGGGGTCCGAGCGAGGCAAAGCCCTTAATAACTTGGTAAACGACATCAAGAAGACTGTTGAAGTAGGTAGCCCCGGTGGTCCTGTTAAAGAAGGCATCGGCATCCAAGCTGGTAACTACTACTTCATCAACCGTTCGCCTCACGCTAAAGAAGTTGATAACAACCCTAAGCACCAAGTAGTAGATAAAGTTATCCGGCAACATGGTAGGTAAGCATGGCTAGTATATACAGAGACATTCGTGCAGCCCTAGAGACTAAACTAGCCGCCGTATCCGGTATCCCAGCTATTTCCTACGAGAACGTCTCCTATGACCGTACCAACGGAACTTCTTATGTAGAGACGTTCTTTGTGCCTCAATCTCGTAGACCCGCTGTACGAGGCTTAAATCCCCAGCAACGCTATGGTGGAGTATTCACCGTAGTCTGTTACGCCGCAGAGGGCAATGGTCCCGGTGCAGCAGATGAGATTGCGGACAAGGTGCTTAATGCCTTTGAAGCAACCACAGATGTCTCTTACACCAACGGTGATGCAGAGACTTTTGTTGTGTCTATCGACTATGCCGAACGAGAAGGTGGCGGGTTAGACACTCCGTTTTATTATGTCCCGGTGAACATCGGGTTCTACATTTATAACTAAGGAGGAAGCAAATGGCTTTCGCACAAGGTTCTCGTTCTCGTTTGGCTTTCGGTGTTGAAAGCGCTTTCGGGTCTGCGGCTAGTTCTTATACCAACCTACCATTTAACACCCACTCTCTCAACCTGTCCAAAGAGCGTGTAGCTGGTAACGAAATCCAGCCTGACCGTATGCCACGGGTTGACCGTCATGGCAACAAGTCTGTAGCTGGTGACATCACTGTAGACCTTCGTGACTCTGCTTACGATGATCTTCTTGAGTCGGCTATGTTGTCTACGTTCAGCACTAACGTACTAAAGGTAGGCACTACCCCCAAGTTTCTGACCTTGGAGGACTACGCTGCTGACATTGATGACAATGTAGGTGGCGCTTCCTCTCGCCTGTTTACTGGCTGTACAGTCTCTACTATGAACGTATCTATGGCTCCTAACCAGATGGTATCTGCTACCTTTGGTATGGTGGGTAAAGATATGACTATTTCTGATGCTGAGAAAACTGTAACTGCTGCTGGTGTAGGTGAGCCGTTTGATGCTTATTCTGGTAGCCTTCTGGTTGCTGATGTAGATGGTATCGGTGCAGCTTCGGCACTTTCTACCGTGACCAGTGTAGACTTTACTGTTACCAACTCTTTTGCACCTACCTTTGTTGTGGGCAGTGACTCCGCTCCACAGCTTGAGTTTGGTCGTGCGGAGATTGAAGGCACTATCACCGCATACTTTGAGAATGCCACTCTTGTCAACCGTTTCCTTAATGAGACTGAGAGTGCTATTGAGGTGTCTGTTGCCGAAGGTACTACTGCTGGTGACAACGTAATGACCTTTCTTTTCCCACGGGTGAAGTTCAACGGTGCGGACATCCCTGTTGATGGCCCAACTTCCCGTATTGTTACCCTGCCGTTTGTGGCTCTGTACGACGATACAGAACTGACAAACCTGAAGATCACCACAAGCACTGTGTAAGAATCCCTTGGCCGAGGGGAGAGAGGTGAGCTTGTCGGGTGGCTCCCTCTCTCATTCATTTAGTAACCCGAAATAACCCAAAGGAACCCGACAATGGATTTGAAGAACCTCACCCCAACTTCCGACACAATCGAAGTTATTCTGGTACATCCAAATACCCTAGAGCCTCTGATGAACGAAGGCACTAAGAAGCGTGAGATGAGTATCACTCTCCATGCACCACACTCTCCCGAGTACAAGAAGCTGGTGCATGAGCAGACCGATAAGCGACTAGCACAGATGCAGAAGAGCAAGAAAGTACAAATCTCTGCTGCTGACCTAGAGAAGTCGTCTATCGACGTACTAGCTAAGGCTACAAAAGAATGGGACATCACTTATGATGGTGAAAGCCCTAAGCTCTCTGTAGCCAAGGCTAAGGAAATCTACACCGAGTATTTCTGGATTAAAGACCAGCTTGAAGAGGCGATTAACGAAACTCTGGATTTTACGCAAGCCTAATTGACGAACTGGTCGAGTATGCTGAATGGAGCTTCGACCTATCCAAGAGTCAAGACGGCGCAACAAAACTAGAACACTTAGAGCAAGTAGAAAGGCAGACAGGACGTACTCCAAAGGAATTAGAAGGCCCCGACTTCCCTATTTCCCTAGAGTATCTCTGGTCTGCCTTTTTCTCTTTATCGTCTGCAAGGACATCAGGCTTCAGTGGCCCTAACCCGATAACATACCAAGAAATCAAAGCATGGAAGGAACTAACTCAGACGCCCTTATCTGCCAGAGAAGTAGAAGCAGTGAAGCGGCTTGACTTAGTTTACATGAGGG